AATAATATTAATTTTTCACTTTTTCAACAATAATTCTCATTGAATTTCTTTTATTAGAAATTAAACTTTCAGGATTAAATACTTCAAGTCGTTTATCCCATTCATCGTCATATTGATTATCGTGAAATTTATGAAATTTATTTGACCCTATTTTAAATGTTGGTACTTCCTTTGCTTTATACCAATAAACTTTATCAGTAATATTTTTACTATGAACACGATTATCAATAACCATAATACCATAATCTTGTGTAATATCTGAAAAAACTTGTTGAAATATATCAAAGGTAGGAAACATACCTGCATAATGTTCATATAATCTTTTTCTGTTTGATATAGTATCTTCAGCTAATAAAAAAATATAATCAAAGTTAGAACGCATTTCAGGAGGAATACCAACTGAATATTGCATTGTTAAAATGAATGATAGATGATGATGTCTACCATTAAAAAATAATTCTAATATATTAGGATCTTTAAGCCATGTTCCTTTTGAACTCATACAATCATCCATAATTAACATTATTGAATCATTTTTTGCATCTTTTTCCAGTTTTTTCCTTTTTTTATTATCTTCATTCATTTTACTTTGTCTTTCATATATTCTAGTTAAAATATCACTATTATATTCAGAATAAATATAACTATCAGGAATAAATTCAGAATAAAATGAATTTAACTTTTCAGTTCTACTTATTGCTATAGCTGCAGCTATATTTCTTTTCTGATACATAATTTCTCGTGTTAAGAAAGATTTACCTGTTGCACGTTTTGCAATCATTGCAATTGTGCAGTGATCAACCATTTCATGAATATTAAACTTTTTAATTGGGAGTTTTGTTGCACCAAATTTTACTTCTTTAGTTGACATTATACTATATAGTTAGAAAATTTTTTTTATAAATAAATTTTTTATATATCTTTTATGTTATATAAGGTCTTGTGTGTGAATCCAACATAGCAAGTTTCCTATTATATTCTGATATTGTGCTTGACGATGACAATTGTGACAACTTTTTTTGGTAATTATTGGAATTATTATTTCTTGATACATTGAAATGTGTATTGGTTTCTTTTGTATTTGTTGTTCTAGAACTTTTATTTTCATATCTATTTGATTGATGTTTATTATTGTTTTTGATATTGTGGTTGATTCTATTAGGGTTATTAGAGTTTTTATTTTTAGGACAAGTGTTTCCATTTACGTTTTTAATGTTATTATTATTATTATGTTTTACTTTCAATTTTTCAGTATTAATAGTTAATTTAATTTCATTACAATTACCACAATCTTGAATATCTTCAGTTAACCAAAACTTTGAAGAATATTTTGAACTATTGTTATTTTCAATTAAAATCATAGATTAATAATATGTAATTTGTATTATAGTATAGATATATCAATTTTTTTTATAAAAAAACTACAAACAATTTAATATCTTTCGCTGAAGATCTTGTGTGTGAATCCATTATAAAACGGTTTCCTATCATATTCTGATATTGTGATAACTTTTTTTGGTAATCATTGGGGTTATTATCTCTTGATACATTAAAATGTGTATTTGTTGTTCTAGAATTTTTATTTTCATATCTATTCGGTTGATATTTATTATTATGTTTTACTTTCAATTTTTCAGTATTAATAGTAAATCTAATTTCATTAGATTTACCACAATCTTTAATATCTTCTGTTAACCAATATTTTGAAGAATAGTTATTTTCAATTAGAATCATTAATAATATGTAATTTGTATTATAGTATAGATATATCAATTTTTTTTATAATGTCTAGCATTTATTAACAATGTTTTTATAAAAATCTTAATTTAAACATAGTTTAATATATTCATTATAATATGTTTTTAGTTGATAAATATTATAATGATCCTATCTATGTTAACTATCATAAAAAAATAATAAATAAAATCATCAATAGTTTTGATACACATAATCAAATATATTCCAATATTGATTCAATAATTAAATTACCTAATGATCAATTATATCAAATTATTAATAAATTAAATCATGGTAACTGGCAATATTCTAATTTTATGCATTTGATTGTTTACGGTAATATTGGTTCAGGTAAAGAATATTTAGTTAATAATTTATTATGTAAAATCTATGGAAAATCAAGTATAGAATTAAAAGAAGTTGAATATACTGTTACGGGATATTCAAATACAAAAACAAAAATTATGATAAAACAATCTAAACACCATATAATTATAGAACCAAATACAAATGGTTTTGATAAATATTTAATTCAAGATATTATTCAAGATTATGCTAAATCAGAATTATTAAATATATTTAAAAATAGAAAATTATTTAAGGTAGTTGTAATAAATAAAATAGATAATTTATCTTATTATGCACAAGCATCATTAAGAAGAACAATGGAAAAATATTCTAATTCATGTAAATTTATTCTTATATCTGATCAATTATCAAAAATAATAGAACCATTGAGATCAAGATGTTTATTAGTTCGTGTTCAATTACCAACTAATGAAGAAATATTAGAAACTTTATTAGATATAACATATAGAGAAAATATAAATATTTCACCAAGAAAGATGCAAAAAATAATTAATAATTCAGAAAATAAAATTAATCATGCTATTTGGTTACTTGAAATGTATAAATATAAAATTAAATATACGAAAAGTTGGGAATTAATAGTTAATTTAATAGTTAATACAATACATTATACAAGAATAAAAAGTAACCGAAAATTATATTCAATTTTAAAAAATATACGTCAACAATTCTATATTTTATTTATTACAAATATTCCAACAAAAATGATAATTCGTAATATAATGATAAAATTATTAGAACTAAACAATGATTTAATGTTTAAACATGAAATCATAAATATAACTTCTATTTATGAAGAAAGATTGACACAAGGAACAAGACATATAATTCATTTTGAAGGTTATATTATAAGATTATTATCATTATTTAATAAATAATTTAAAAAATTCTATTATATAATATAATAATGGAATATAATATTAATGATAAAATTAATTTATTGTATGATTTTATTTATAATCAAAATACCCAAAACTGTTTTACATTAGAAAATATAACTTTAGGTAAAATAGGATTAGATGATATAAAATTGTCAATTCCAGAAATAGATGATGAAAATTATGAATTAAATAAAAATGAAATATTACAAGGTAAATTTAAAGTAGTATCATTTGATGAAGAAAATAATCAAATATATTTGAAAAAATACTCTAATCAATTTCCGATTACAATTAAAATTAGTTTATATAATATAAAAGATAAACCAGATAATTTATTAAAATCTCCAATTAATAATGATTCTTTATTTTCTTATATTTTATCGGAATTAATTTTATATAAAAAAACAAAACATATAATATTACCTTTATTAAATATTGATGTTAAAATATCTGAAATTGAAAAAATTGTAGGTGATGATGAATATTATTCTAAAATTAAGAATTTAATTAAAAATAATATTATTCAAGATACATGTTGTTTACAATTAAGAGAACATTTTTTTAAAAGTGTAAATTTATTTGATTATTTGAAAGAGAATAAATGTATTTATAAAGGGTTATTATTTCAAGTTATACATACACTTGCAGTATTACAAAGTGAATATAAAGGTTTTAGACATAATAATTTAATTTTAAAAAATATATTTATTTATTTAAAAAAAAATGATGATATTTATACAGAATACAATGGGTTTAAAGATGATAAATTTTATTTACCTAACGTTGGGTTTGATATTAAAATAACCAATTTTGAAAAATCAATAATCCCAAAATTTTATGAGATTGAAAAGAAAGATAAAAATGATTATTATGATTTATATACTTTTTTGAATGATTTAATATCATATAACACAATTAATAAATGTGATACAGAAACAGATAAATTTTTTAATAAATATTTACCTGAAGATATAAGAAAAAAATTTAAGGATAATCAAGAAATTATTAAACCTGTTAATTTATTATATGATAAATATTTTGATAGTTTTAAAACAGTACCAACAAAAAAAAATGATAAATTTAATGATCATCAATATTTAACAAGTAAAATCATTGAAACATTTATTAATTCAGATAATTATTCTACTTTAGGAAATCAAAATAAAATAAAATCTAAACTTAATATAATGATTAACAAAAGATTAATAAAAAAAGAAAAATTCACAACTGGAAAAATAAATAGAATTGAACAAATGATTCCTGATTTAGTTGGAGGATATGAAAAAGCACCATATACCGCCGAAAAGAATACACCATTTATTTCAAATGATGAAAGAAATACTTTTAATAAAAAAAAAGAAGAAAACCCAGTAAGAGAACCACCTGTATTATTAGAACAAAAAATATATGATACCTCAAATAAACCTGCAAAAAAAGATAATTTCCCACCACCATATATTCCAGTATATGATCCAAACTCTGGTAATGTAGGACCGCAAATGTATCCATATAATAATATTTTAGGACAACCACCAGTTCAACAAAAAATGTATAATATAACATTATCAAATCCTATAGGACCACATACAACAATTAATAAAATATATGAAGATATAATACCCGGCGAACCTCGTGTTTATTCATCATTAACCATATATGAAAGAACACAATTAATTAATTTTATAAGAAATACAATAATTGATAATCATGATGGGGAAGATATGGATATTAGTGGTGGTAAGAATTCATTATTATCATTTATTAAAGTAATGGATTGTAATCCATATTCAACAAAACATAATCCTTATCATGATTTATCAAGAGATTTTATATTATATAGAGCAGCATATCCAGTTAGATATAATGGTGATAGATCAAGTATTGAAATTGCAAAAAAATCTGTAGGTATGAATGTTCGTATGTATAAAATGACTATTGGTGCAATAAGATGTAATAGTATAGAATCAGGAATAAGTAAATATAATTTTGATTTATGGAGAGAAATTAGTTATTATGAGTGGGTTAAAAATGATATTATTAAGAAAAAAGTTTCGCCAAATTTTATTAGTCATTTTTTATATAAGATAGATACAAAATCAAGAATAAATTGGGAAAAATTAGAAGAAATTAAGAAAAAAGTCCAAATTGAAAGTGTTAGAGACGATTTAATTAGAAATCAACAACAAATTAATAAATTACATTCTATAAATAAAACATTAGGACAATTATCATTAATATTACCACAAAATAATGGTGAATTATCAGGTAAAGGAAAGTATATTATAAATATGATTAAAATATCTGATGAATATATGGATAAAATAAATCATATAAAAGGGAAATATAATGGCGAAGAACATGATAAAATAAAGAAACAAATTGATGAAGAATATAAAAATAGGAAAGAACAACTTCAACTTATATATAATGATTTTATTGATATAGATGATAAAGATGATTTATATTTAGATTCTGGTAAAGTATTAATATTATTAACTGAAGCACCAAATTCAAATATATTACAGTGGTCTGGACCAGTCTATGAAAAATTTGGAACAATACGTAAGATGACATCAACAGGTTATCATACACCAGAAGTTTGGAAATCTATATTATTTCAATTAGTTTATGCATGCGCAGTTTTACAAAATTCAGGTATAGTTATTGAAAATTTTTCATTAGAAAATAATATTTTTATAAAAGATATATTTACAGATTATAATTCAATAGGTTCGTGGATATATAAGGTTGATAATGTAAGCTATTATATACCAAATTATGGTTATATTTTAATGATTGATTCTAAATTTTCTGATGTTGAGATTGATAAAACTGATAAAGATAAACAAAAATATAAATTATGGAGTAATAAACTATTTAATGATCGTGATGAAAGTATTAAAAAAAAATTAGTTAATCAATTTTTAAAAATTATAGATCCAGATAATTATAGACATAAATTATTTATAGAAGGATTTGGAAAATTAGATTCTGAAATTATTGATTTAATTGAAAAAATTTATAACAAAATTAATAGTGAATTTAATAAAGATTCATATATGGATATATCAGAATTAATACCTATTTATTTTGGGGAATTTGTGCATAATAGAGTTGGATCTAGTTTATTAAAAACAGAGAAAGAAAATATAAATAAATTATCAAAACCAAATTTTAAAAAAGGTGATTTAATGATTTATCAAAGAAGATATGAAGAATATGTATGGGTTATTTATTTAAAAGATAATGATAAAAAATGTTCAATAATTATTAAAGATAATCAAGATAAATATATTATAGATGATGTTTTTAAGGGATCATTGTTTGGATATCCGGAAAGTGAAACAATATTACCAGAATCTAAACGTAATATGAAATATGATGAATATAACATTTATGAAACTTATGATCTAAATAATATCAATAAATAAATTATTTTCTTATATATTATAATGTCATTTGTAGATAGAAAGTTTACTATGAACGAAATGCCAACTGCTTTTTTTTGGGATAATTCAACCTCAAAAGAATTAAGAAATGAATTAATTAAAAATCAAGTAAGAATAAGTGAATGTGAACAAGGTGATTTAGAAACTTATTTTTTCTCTAGTGAAAATATAGATTTAATTAATAAACAATTAATTTTAAGTGTATTTAAAAATACTAATGGAGAATTCAAAATAAGTTCACAAAAATATGAAGATTTAATTATTGTTATGAGATATACATTTATTGAATATGCTAGACATTTACCATATGATATAAAAAATCAAATAAAAGAATTAAATACGATTGTTGTAAGTCAAATTTTACCAAATATTATAACACAAATTACACAAAGGAAAGAATATTTAAGAGTGATAAGCGCGCCTAGAGAAATTTTACCAAATCCAATAAGTGAATCTACAAGTAATAAAATTTTACGATCAGTTACAACTACATTTTAATAAAAAATAAATTTTAATAAATTTATTTTT